CGGCTTTAAATCCGTGTGACAAGGCCCATGCACATGTATCTTTCGGAGTTATTGATTTATTTTTCAACGTAGCAATAACCATGGCCATACACGATGGGCCACATCCTGACTTACCTATTGTTGTTTTTTCCCCTTTTGCTGAGTAATCTATATTTGCCCATTTAGAATCTGTTTGTAAATAACTTATCGGTTTTATCATTTAATTACCTTCTTTCATAAGGGAATAAGGAGCCCGAAGGCTCCTTGCTGCTAATCTGTAATGCTGTCTAAATCTTCTGTGGCCTGTTTCCAGTCAAAATCCTCCGGAATACCCTGGTATGTATCCTCTCTTGGTACTCTGTTGGCATGGACTCTGATTTCATAAATAAGCATATCCATGGCAACTCCCATATCACACTCCTGTGCAATCCCGATACTTCTAATAACTGCATCATACTTCTTAGCAAATTCTTTCTTTAACATAATTGTCCTCTCTTTCTGCCTCTTGGGCTTAAAAAATGTATTAAAAAACACGCATTGTGCGCGCTTCAAACTAAAATTATATTTATTATTATCTTGTCAACTATACCAGCCCTAACTCACACAGCCTCTTTTCAATTAATGTCAGCTGTGCCATTGTAACCATTACTCTTTCTTCTGTCACCTCTGGCTCTGTAGATGTTTCCGGAGTAATTACTACTGGCTTCATTTCCATATTGACTCTCAAGGAATAATTGTCATAAATATGTTCTGTTGGAGTCTCAAATTGATTGCCTTCTGAATCGGTAGTTGTGGCTGTGTCCTGTATTATAATTTTCTTAGTTTTTTCTTCGTCTGAAAACAGCATATCCAGTTCATCGAAAGGATAATCGCCTTTTTTAAAAACAAACTCCAAACTGTCCCGATTTGCTCCTTGAAAATATGTAGACTTGCCATTTACAAGTATTACATTTAGTTCTGTGTTGTCATTTAATTTAATTTTCATGTTTACACCTCTTTCTATAAAAACCTTATATTGCTAAATTGACTCTGCGAAGTACTGTTACCAGTGCTATCAACATATCCTCCTGCAAAACCAAACTTGTGTGTGCCGGTTATACTTGCTATATTTATTGTGTATTCCGCCCAACTGGTGGGTAAATTATTATAACTAACTTCTAGCAATCTATACGTATCTGCTTGTGCCGTAGTTATGCCATTTGGTACATCCATATAGACATATGCGCCCCCATGTAATGCTATCTGCCTTGCGTGGAATTTTATATATGTCGTATTAGTAACATCAAGACTTATTTCAAACTTAGGTATGCCTGCATACGTTGAACCTGAGTTTCTACCAATAAAACCACAACCTGCTGTATTATTGTAACCAGTTATCAGACTGTGTGTACCATAACCACTAAACACACAATAGTTATTAAAGGTATCTACTGTAAATGGATTAAAATTTACAACATTAAACACTTTCCTATTTACCCCACCTACACCCCGATATTGTTCTTTAATTTCTCTATTTACCCCACCTACACCCCGATATTGTTCTTTAATTTCTCTATTTACGCCGCCTACTCCTCTATATATTGTCATAGTTAATCACCTCAATATACTTGGTGCTGTGCACCTTCAGTCAGAGCGGAGGGTGGAGTGGTAGTTGAGCATGTGATGTTGTGAGTGCCGTAAATTAAATGGCCAATCCATGCACCACTATTTTGTATTCCCATCATAATTTTCTTCGCCTGTTCTGCCCATGGTGTGAGCCATACTAAGATAGTATCAGTTTCACTACTGTTGCCAGCACCAAGAGTAGTAACATTGTCTTCTTGACATTGTAAATATCCAACGTTACCAGTGGAATTAATAAGTCTAAGTGTTGGGGTATTTTTAATCACATGACAATCACCAGTCAACGTTCCACCTGTTAAAGGTAGACCTGTTTCAGTGGTGAGAACGTGAGTCTGTGATAGTGTGGCTACAGCATCTTTTAAGCCTGGCTCTGCTACATATAACAGTAAGGGTGCTGTAAGTACTGCCTCACTACCGCTAATTGAGAAAACTATTCCAGCCCCGTCGGTTTTATATCTCCACTCAGTCCCGTTAAAATATAGATTGCTCGCGAACCATATGTGCCCAGTGGAATCAGTGTATACATGGCAATTGTGAAGCTCAATTTGCTCTGCGATTCCAGCCCCACCAACAGTCTTTAATACTCCTGTCATCTGCACGCTGCCGTCTTTTTTAAGCATGGCATCAGCGTTTTCAGCATTATTACTTTCTATTCGGTTCATATCTTCCGGCATCACAGTATCATTTAATTTCCAGTCTGTTTTATGTTCCATCATGCAACACCTTCCTTTATAGCAATCTTATGCTTTATTTGTACTGGTTCATCTACCGGGATATAGACAGCTGAACTTGTTAGCGTATCGCCTGCAACATTCAGCAATTCTATTTTTGTAATCTCGTTTGTTTGCTCCCTTGTAATGCTGTATTCAATTATTCCTTCATTTCCAGAGACTGATTTCATTAAATTGCTTACAGTCAAGCTACCGTTTACTCTAGCTGCAGCTACATCCTCAACACCAAAAGTTGCAATTTCATTTAGATACTTATCTTTTATACTTTTTTCTTCCGGCATTTTTACAGTCCCTCCTCCTTCTATAACTAAAAAAGGACTTTGCCCAAGTAACCAACTTGTGCCAAGCCTGTATTTATAATTCATGTTGCCATATTCAATCTGTTCCGTTATGTTTAAGCCCGTTTTTAGATACGGATTATTTATGTAAATAATATTCGCAGGCTTCAGCTTGTTAATCGTCAAGGCAACTTCAATATACCACTGAGAGCTTTCAACACTGGATTCCACATACAAAGTCCTGTTCTGCAGGTCTCTCCGCATTATATAGTTTTCTGCCCCCAAAATTTCATCCAGCTTTATCTTCAGGTATCTATATGTATAAGGAGGTTTTGTTGTATTACGATTTATAACCCGTTGTCGGCGGAACTCTAAGCTTTCATTTGTGAAATCCGGGATAATATTAAACATATCTTCTGCTTCAGCAATACCCAGCTCATCAGCCGT